ACCAGATCAGTCTCGGGGTCACCAAGCTGAGTGCGCGAGTAGACGTTCAGGTTGTCCTGCCCCTGCTGCTGCTGGGTGCCGTTGAACGACTGAGCCGCATCAACGCGCAGCCGAAGACCGAGCGCGTTGGTGATCGTCGTAGCGAAGTTGGCATCGTTACCGAGCGCGTTGGCGAGTTCGCTGAGGGTGTCAAGGGCCGCACCTGCGCCGTTGACAAGGTCCGACTTGACCTGCGCTGCACTAGCCGAGATGAGCGTCGTCAGCTTGTTCGCGCTGTACGTCTGAGTCGTGCTGCTCGTCGCGGCGCTGTCGTTGACTTCGGTCGTACCAGCGGTTGCGAGACCAGCCTTGACCTCGTTGATTGCGCTGACGAGGGAGCCCTTGGCTGTGGTCGTCAACCCCGACAGATCACCGATGCGGCCGACAATGACTTTGTAGTCAGTACCGACCGAGGTGATGAAGTTGTTGAGCCGCACCTGTAGCGACATCGCGTCTCCTAAGCCTTAGCGTTCTCGTACAGGAGCGTGAGGTCGGGACCATCGTCCAAGTCGGCGTACATCTGCTCGAGTCGCGCGTCTAGTTCCTCGTCGGTGACGTAACTGCCCCCAGCAATCGCATCGACCGTCCCCGAGAGCAGCGTCATCTCGGCAGACAGCAGAGTCACGTCACGCCGAATCGCATTGACAGTCGCCACCGACACGTACGACGGAGCCTCACCAGCAAGCACATCCGCAGACGTCAAACGGTTCAACCAGATGACACCCTGCGCGTCCTTGTCGATCACGACCGTGCGCGTCAAGCCGTTCCGCGAAGACAGATTCTCGGTAACCGTGTACGCGCCACCCGAACCCGACAAGTCAGGATCGTTTGACGCCGGCACCTGAGCTTCCGCATAACCGACAACCTGCGTGACCGTCGTACCGTCACCCTGGTCGAGGATCAGCGTCCGCTGAATCAGCGGCATGACCAGACGTGTGGGATAGACACTGATCGGAGTCGGCTCGCTGTCGTCCAGCATTACCGGACCCGCATATTGGAGGATGATCTGCCCCTCGCAGGGACTGCCGTCCGTGTTCACGCCAGCCCATGCGACGACCTTGCGGTCAAGCTGGGGAGTAGGACCGAACGCCATGCGGTCCTCCCAGCGTCAAAGTAAGATCCGGCCACCGCGTGTCAGGCGGATTCCTGGGAAGGTGGACACTCACCGACCGTTCCCGCCGAGGCAGGTAGTCGGGCTCAGTGGCCGGAGACAAGGCGAAAGCGCCGGAGCGGGGGACTCAACGGCGCTTTCGGGGCCACACCAGGGACACTCCTCGCGCGACGCGCTCAGCCTAACAGATGTTTGTCAAGTCGGCGGCATCAAGACGCAAGACGTTTCAGGAGCCGCTCAGCAGCCGCGAGATCCATCGGCCTGGCCTGACCCTGACGCTGAAGGATCTTGTGCCCGGTCGCGTTCCACTGTTCGGGCATCCAGACCGTTTCGCAGTAGCCGCACATCATGGTTGGGCGGATGTGCTCGTCGGTCGGGATGGTTGCCGTCACCTTGCCGGGGCACGGTCCGAGGTAGTCGCCTTCCTCGTTTTCCTGATTCTCGGGACACGGGCCGACCTTGACGCGCAGGCGGTTGAGCGGCAGGTCAATGACGGTCGTCGCGTCGCGGACGGTCTGCTCTACCTCTCCCACCCATTCAGCAGCGGCAGGATGCGCCACGAGCTTTTCAGCGTTGGCGGCTAGGTGTGCCGCCATGCTGGTCAGGCGGTCGGCGGGGAGCGGAACGCGCTTCTCCTCATGCAGCAAGCGGCACCAACCGATCAACATCTGGCGGATGTCACGCAGTGCATCGCCAGCGGCCTCGGTGTAGGCGAGCGCTGTCTCCGCGCTCTTGCCTCCGTCGTTCTTCTCAGCCAGCACCGCCATACCCGCAAGGCTGGTTTCCAAGTCGGCGATCAGACCGGGCAGCCGCTGAAGTCGAGTGCGGGTCTTCCGCAAGCAGGAAAGGCAAATCGTGTCCTGGTCATGCTGAACTTTGCGATCTGCACAAGCCGAGCAGGTCGGCGTACTCATCAGGCGCTCGCCTTCAAACTCCAGTAGCGGGTCTTGGCGTATATCCGCGAGCACTCGCGGCATCGTCGTGCAGAACTTCGTCCGACAACGGCTATGTCATGGCCTTTCACGCAGGGATCGACCAGACGCCGAGTCTTCAAGTAAGTTTTTTCAAGCATCCGCTGGGCCAGTCTGCGGTCGGCGTCGCCGGTACCGAGGCGCTGCATCGTGGAGGCGCAGGTGAGGCATGTCGGCGTTTCGGACGGCTGGCCACAGTGCTGGCACGGCTGCTGGATCACAGATCGGCTCCACTCTCGATGGCGTCGACGCGGTCCTCTAACGTCCACCGGCTCAACAGAGCCTGACCAACCTGAACCATCGCCGCCAACTGCTCTCGGCTCATCCACTGGCGGTGGGCGACCGCAGCAACGTCGCGGCTTTCGGTCTTAGTTCGGACGCCAATAGCCTCAGATGTAACACACGTGTCGGCGTAAAGGTCTGTCCGCTGCATCTGCGAGTCGAAATGCTGGTCGGTCACAGGGGACGCCCTTGTCCGTCGAAGGCACGTCCGCCCTCAACGTGGTACCCAAACGTTTCGGGATACTCAATCTCGTCGGCGCGTTTCGTGAGAGCACCTTTAGCTTGCGGTGACTCTCGCGCAGCCTCGCGCAGCGCCTTGACCGCCCCTCGCCGATCAGCCGCAGCGATCAGCATGTCCACGCCCTCGCTCGCAGCCCGTGCCCGCTCAAGTTCGGTGATTAGCCACAGAAGATCGTGGGGCCCGTGCTCAATCAGGTTTTTATTGGTGAAGATGATGCCTTGCCAGTTTCTCGATGCCTCTAGCCGTGCCTTGATCTGACTAATTCGATCGGACGCTTCACTCATGACATGTCCACCGATCGCTCGTAGGGGTCGCGCGGCAGGAAGTCCGCAGGCTCAAGCTCCTGGTAAGTCATCAGCCCGCCATCAGGCCATCGCTCAGGCTCCAGCCCGTGCTCGTCCCGCAGGTGCGCCAAGACGTCGGCGTACAACTCGGGCAGCACGACCCCGCATTCCACGCACGTCATCACTTCGCCGCCTCTCGGTCGTGCTTTCGATCCCACTCTTCGTCGCGCTTCTTCTCTGCCTCGAGCTGGGCAGACTGACGGCCGAGGTAGTACGCCGGAATCATGACGATGACCATTGCGACCAACTGGATGAGCGTGTAGCCGAAAACGTATCCGAGACTGACGGTCACTTCGCCCCACCTACGAGCCGCAGGTGGTCGGCGAACTGCTCGCGGATGTACGCGTGATCCGCGACACCCGTCCGAAAATCGTCACACGAGCAGACGATGAACTTCCCGCCCATCCCATTCTGAAAGCGGGGCGTGTGGACAGCCACCTGACGCGCTCGAGTCACCGGACGCCCAGATCGTGACGCACGTAGGCCACATGCTCGGGCTCGGCTTTCTCGCGAGACTCGGTAACAACCATCAAGTGCCCCCAGACGAACCAGATTCGGTAACTGCGTCCACGTGCCTCGATTGCCGCAGCCAGCCGATTCGAGGCGATGCGCTTGCGTCCCGGCATGAAGTGAGGGCAGTAGTTCCGCCAGAATTCAGTCGCGCTCATTTCGGACACCGACCCTCCCAATCGTGCCAAGCCCAAGGCAATCCGCAACCTACGTTGTAGGGACTGCCTTCTACTTCGATCGTGTAACCATGCAATTTGTCGGTCTTGCGGCGATTCCGAATAGCCATCAAAGACCCATACGAGAGCTGTGAGTTCTCCCAATCGTTCAGCGTTTTACCGTCCCACGCGACGCTCACCGGAACATCACCTCGGCGCTGCTCAACTTCACGTTGCCGTCGTCGTAATCGATGATCCGCCAACCGCCATCCTCGTTGTGGCCGAGCGTTTCGTACGCCACGATCTCGTCATCGGTCAGACTCCCGTACTCGTCGCGGCCCACGTCGTACTCGACGACGATCGTGCGGCGAACGTGAACGACGTCGCTCATGCTGCTTCCATTCGTGAGTAGTGGCCCCAGCGCTGAAACTTAACGTGCTTCTGAGCGCCGTGCCGGTTCTTCGCCAAGTGAACGTCGATCGTCCCCGTCGGCGTCTTCTCTGCATCGACCTCTTCGTGCATGAGCATCACCACATCCGCGTCCTGCTCGATGTCTCCGGCCTCGCGCAGGTCAGTCAACAGCGGTGTCCCGTCGGCACGCTGGGAGCCACCACGGTTGAGCTGAGCACCAGCAACAACCGGTACGCCGAGTTCCTTTGACAGCCGCTTCAGGCCACGCGACATGTCGCCGACCTGCTGCTGACGAGACAGTCGGCGATCGCGCGCCTCCATGAACTGCAGGTAGTCGACGCAGACCATGCCCAGTTCGGAACCCGCACGCAGAGCTTCCTGCCGCGTTTCCCAAGCGAAAGCCCGGATGTGATCGATGGTCTGCGAAGGGCGGTCATCATACCTGACCCGCGTCCCCACCATTCGGCCCGAGGCTTCCTGGATCGCCTCCCAGTTCTGCGGTGACAACTTCGACCCACCAGCGCGGATCTTCGACAGCTCAACCTTCGCCGTGTACGCGAGGGTCCGTTGCGTGATCTCTTCGGCGGTCATCTCAAGCGAGGCGAAGGCGACGAACTTGTGGTGACGCCGAGCCATGTCAGTGCTGATGTTTTCAAGCATCAGCGTCTTACCCACCCCCGGTCGAGCCGCGACGACGTACAAGCCAGCAAACCAGCCACCGCCCAGCGCCTCAGTCAAGTCCAGCCACGGCGAGGAAGCGCCGATCGCAGCGCCATCCTCAGCGATGCGCAGCACCTGCTCGAGCGCGGCGTCGACCGTCGTGGCTCCCGTGCGCTGCTCTGCCTGGATCTCGTCGGCCCACTTGCGGATCCGTGACAAAAGATCGTCAACGGCCAGGTCAGGATCCTCCAGCATTTGCTGGCAGCGAATGCCCAGGCCCTGCACCTGCCGGCGGATCGCTAACTCGCGGACCTTGCTGGCGTAGTGCGGTGCCTTGACGATGACGTCTGCGTCCAACTCGGTCAGGTAGGCCGCGCCGCCCGGAAGGCGGTGGGCGGTCTTGCCCATAACCTCCATGACGGCCATGGGCTCGACCTTGTCGCCCGTGGCGTGGACAGTCAGGCATGCATCCCAGATCGCCCCGTGTCCCGACCTGCCGAAGTCGGCACCCGAGACGATGCGGCTCAGTGCGGGTACATCTGGGTAACCGCGAAGGACGGCACCGAGCAGGGAGCGTTCGTACTCGTCGGCGCTCACCATGGCAGTGCTCCTGCATCGGGCGCCTGCTGCTGCGCGTCCTCGTACCGGAGCTGCGCATCGCGCGACGGACCGGTCTGCACCGCGACAAGATGGCGGCCTGCCTCGACCTCAATCGGCGCATCATCCTGCCAGCGCTTCTGCCGTAGCCACGTGATCGCCTGAGGCGTGTGCTGGGGGTCCTCGCCCTCACGCGTCTTTGCCAGCACGCGAGCAGAAGTGATGATCGCTTCGGGATCGACCGTCTTGACGAGATCATTCCACTTCTGCCGAGCAGCTTCCTTGGGGTTGGAGTGCTTGCCGCGTTTTGGGTAGATCGACCAAAACTCATCGAACCGTCCGCGACGAGCGGACATGTCTTTAATTCTCTTCTCTTCTGCTTCTGTACTGCCGCTTGGAAACGGCCCCGACTCCGGTGCCGTTTCCGGACTCGTTTCCGGTACGTCTTCCGGACCCGATTCCGGAGCACGCCTAGTCAGAGGCACCTTACGCTCGCGGTCCTGCTTCTGCTCGCGGTTCATCTCCTCGACGCTACGGTTCCACTTCAGCCACGACACCAGGCGGTATCCGTCACCCTCGATCGCAATCAGGCCGGAGTCCGTTAACCGTTCCAGTCGGCTTTCCGGACTCGTTTCCGGACCCAGTTCCGGACGAACGGCGATACCGAGACGGGTCAGGCACACACGCTTGGGGACGTAGCCCTCGGTCGTTGGGGTCCGTCCGGCATAGGCGAGCATGCGGACGTACATCAGCTCGGCGTCCTCGCCGGCTTCCATGATGGCCTCGTCGTCGGCGTAGTAGACCGACAGCGGAACGTACGGCGCGGGGCGCTTGCGGGCCATCAGGTGGCCTGCTCGGTCTGGTCAGCGACGGCGGCGCGGAGGTCGCGGTCGTAGCGCCACACGTCTTCCGGTTCGGGTTCGCAGTCGTCGAATCCTGGGCGGCCGTCGAGGTCGAAGTAGCGGGCGTGCACAGCCAACATCCGCGCCACCTTGGCCTGCTCGGCGGCCAGCGCTACCTCAGCGTCCTTCGCTCGCCTGAGGTAGCGGCCGCCGCGTTGACGGGATGCCGTTTCCCACTCGTCGCGCTCCCTGAGCGTGGCAGCCAGCGCCTCAGCCAAGCGGTACGGCTCGCACCGGTCAGGAATACCAGCCTTCCCGCAGGCAGGGCAGTACCACCACCGGTACATCGGGTCCTGCTCGTTCGCGTGCGCGGCCATGACGATGGCGGGGTCGATGTCGCTCATGCCATCACCTGCGCGAGGACCCACGTCAGGTTCCACCGGTGCGTCATGCCGCACTCGTAGGTGGCGAGCATGACTCGACCGTTCTTTCGGGTGTGGTGACCGACGGCTGCTCCGAAGCACAGCGGGCAGCTTTGCGACTGTGCGATGACCTCGTGGGCCCACTGGTCGTTCGTAGGCGTTGGTTCGTCTAACATGGTGGCTAAGTCCTCCGACTTGTACTCGTTGAGGGCAAGGCCCCGGGTCCTGGCGTTCGCCGCGCCAGCCGGGGCCGTTCTTCTATCGGTCATTCTTGCACACGGGCATCCCGCTGTTGCCGGTCATGCGGCCCAGCGTCCCTGCCGTGGTCGCTCGCTGGTCTCGTCCACGACCCGCTCGGCCCACGCGATCTCGCCGTACGTACGCAGCCACTCGCGGAGAGACTTGACGCTGGACAGTCCGACGCGTTCGGCGATGTTGGCCCACGTGTCGGTGCCGGCGATCCACTTGAACTCGTCCATGCGGTGCGCGGCTTCCTGCTTTTGATGGCGAAGTCGACAGGCGCCGGAGCAGTAGACGCGGTCACGTTTGCGGTCGTAGAAGAGGATCGGGCAGGCGGGGCACTTGCGGACGACGTCCTGCCGTTGTCTTGGGCTGGGGATGTCCTCAACGTGGCGGCGGACGACGCGTTCACCAATGCCGTACTTGACGGCGATCTTGTGCTGCGACAGACCGGCCGCGTAGTCGCTGCGGATCCACATGATCTGCTCGTCGGTGAGCTGGAGGACGGTCATGCGTCACGCTCGGGCTGGTCAGCGAGGCCGAGGCCTGGATCGGTGTGCTCACACGCGTGCTCGCCAGAGTGTCCGCCAGGGAGCTTGCACCGGCACGGGTCGTACTGGCCCTCACTCATCCAGGACGGGCGCGAGCCGAGAGTCCCGCTGCACCGCGTCGACTCTTGCTCGGGCTGGTCAGCGAGGGCGGAGTCGAGTCGATCGGCGGCGGCGGCCAACACGCTGCGGTAGTACCGGCGGACATCGTCAGGCGCGTCAACCAACGGGCGGCCTACATAGTCATCTTCCGAACGAATGCGCCAGTCATCACGCTGCGCCTCAACGCGCGCCACCTTGGCCTGCCCGGCGGCCAGTGCCTCAGCCAAGCGGTACGGCTCGCAACATCCTGTCTTGCCGAACTCATTCAGCCCTAAGTCGCCGCAGGTATCACACCAGTCGTGTCCAGCCACAATCCGCTGCGGGTGCGCGGCCATGACGGAGGCGGGGTCGATAGGTTCGGTGTTCATGCTGCGGGCCTCCTCTTCTTGCGCATGTAGCTGCGCTGTTCTTCCGTGGTCTTTCCCCAGATGCCCTGTGCTTGGCTGGGTCCGATCTCGAGCGCGAACTGCAAACAAGCCGCAGTCACCGGGCAGAGGGCGCACACGGATTTGGCGTAGGCGGTTTCGGCGTTCTTGCTGTCGGTGGCGAACCAAGCATCCGGAACTGCGCTCCCGGCGCAAGCTGCGTCGTCGGCCCAAGTCCCCGGCATCGCGCCCAACTCGGGATAAGGCGCTGGCCTGCGAGCGGTCACGCTGCCGTCACGTGCTTCCACGTCCGTCCAACTTGCGCCCTATAGATGGCGTTAGAACTCACTCCGTAGACCGCTGCCATTTCTTTTTGTACTGCATATGTGTGAGGCAGCTCTCGAAGCATGCGGACAACCTCCGTTGTCAGTCTCGCATCCCGATGCGCCTCTCCGTGACTCTTGTTTCCACGGCCCTTGTTGATGCAGTCCAGGTTGTTTTCCAACTGAGTACCAACGAACAAGTGGTGTGGGTTGCAGCAGGGCGGGTTGTCGCAGGAGTGGCATGCCTGCACGCCTTCGGGCAATCCGCCCATCTTCAGCGCCAAGCTAAAACGAGAAGCAGTGACGAACTTGCTCCTGCCGAGAAGGAACTGCCCGTAGTTGTACGGCGGCTTGCGGTAGCTGTTCCAGAGCCAGCATTCGTCTGGTCCCCCACGGTCGACCTTGGCCCAGAAACGACGGAGAACGCGCGGATCAGTCAGATAAAGCGTTAGGTCATGCGACGTCTTAACCACAGTCCGGGCCTTCCTGGTCGTCGTCGGTCTCCCCCACGCTCTCGCACAGCAGCGCGAACCGGTAGTTCTCTGGGTCTCCGCTGACGGCGTGGTCGAGGGCGGCGAGTAGGTACTCAGCGTCTCCGGGGACGGGTCGGCCGGCTTCGATGCGCTCTCGGATCTGCCGAACGCGGTCGTCGTGGAGGTTCATGCGGGCTCCTCGAATGAAAAAGTCAACGTACAGGCGAGCCCCTTGTCGCAGCGCTCGTCGGAGGGGCGCAGGTCGGGACCCTGCAGGTACTTGTCGCTGTCGTCGGTGAGCCAGCCTGCGTCCACGAGGCCGTCGATGCAGGCCTTGACGGTGGGCATGAGGTTGTGGACGTCGCGGCGGCGGGCGTCGCGGTACTGGACGGTGACGACGAGGCGGACGCGGTCGGGGAACGGCTTGGTGGGGAACCCTGCGAGGACGTAGGTGCGGCTGCGGAGTGCCTTGGTACGCGCCGCCTTCGCCCGCCAGTGCATGCGCTGGTTCGCGGTTAGCAGCTCGTTCGCCGGGATCGGGAGGACGACACTGTTCATCCGGAGCACCACCACTTGCCCTCGGGCCATTCGCGGCCAGCGGAGCGCATCTCGTGAAGCACCTCGAGCAGCGAGTCATAGTCTCCCCAGCCATTCTCTGGGTTTAGGGCGCGGAACTTCTCGGGGTCGGCCTCTAACCCGACAATGATCTGGTGAAGGTAGTCCGCTCCACCCGATCCGCTGGTGCCGTCGAGTGTGGCGTACCAGGCCGAATCTTTCCTCCCGCCGAGAGCCGCGTAGATCATGCGGCTGGTGTTGTGCGTGTAGTTCCAGTCGCCCATCGAGTGCCATTCGTTCACGCCTTGAAAGGTAAGGCTCGCGTCCCAGCTCATGCCGCGCGCCCCTTCTCTACGTGCTGGATCTCGCCCGTGTCTGGGCAGTGGATGCGGACCTGCCAGCGGGGGTAGCGTTCGGCGTACTCGGCTGCGGCGTCGGTAGCCTTGTCGTGCGGGAGCTTATCCACGAGCCGTTTCCACGAGAAGCGGTCGCCGGGGATGCGGGCCTCGACCTGCCACGTCCACGCGCTCACTTGGTGCCTGCCTGGGCGACGGCGGGCCACTTCGCATTGATCTTGCGCCACTCGTCACGCGCCTCATCGACCGTAAAACCGTGAACGTCGGGCCACTCGTCTGTCGGAACACTTCTCTGCTCGAGTAGAGAAATCAGCTTGGCGATGGTTTGGTCGTCGGCAGGCTCCGGCTGCTTCGGCGCATCGACCTTGAGTACGTCCACCTTGTAGGTGGCGCTCTTGCCGCGAGAGATGAGTAGCGGGATGCCTCGGGGCTTGTCGATGTGGGACATGGCGAGGATGCGGACTCCCCCGACGTCCTGTCCGCCGAATGCCACCTTGGGGTCGCACCAGAGGCGGATGCTGCGGCCGACGTACTGGTTCGCGTCAGGTCCCCAGCAGGCCACCATGACCCTTCTCATTGATTTTCCAGGTCGCCAAGGTCGGTCAAACTCGGCGAGGTGGACCTGTACGGGCTGCTCGGGGTTGCCCTTGCTGACCTTGTTGATGGTGAACGTCTGCGGTCCGCCGAGAAGATCCACCGCGTCGAGCTGGTCGGAGTTCGGTGCGAGCGTGTCGCTGATGTCGAAGGTAGTCATGCTGCGCCCTCAATCTGAAGGCTCACGCGCCGAACATCAACGTCATCTAAGTGAATGGTTGCCAGATCGCTATAGCCAGGGCATCCGTGCTCGTCTTCGCCGTCTTCTTCCCCGCGAGCGGCAGTAATTTCGACTCGACCTCGCATGGCGCCCGGGGAGAGCCGCCATTCACCGCTGTCGTCTGGGTCGTACTCAACCCACAGACTTGCGTAAACAGTCTCGTCCACCTTGACGACGACGCGTGCTGGCTTCCCGTACGGCGGGTTGAGTTCGTCACTAAGCAAGCCCTCGACTTCGATCAAATCATCAGAAGCGCCGAAGATGTAAAGCGTCATATCAAATCACCATTTCTAGGTCGAGTCGTTCGGTGTCGGGCATCCCCTGGGTTGCCTCGTTGTAAGCGTTGACCATCTGCGCGGCTGTCTCTTCGAACTTCTCGACGGCGGCGATGATGGCTTCGAACCAGCGCGGGTCGGGTAGCACTCGCTTACGCCACATCTTCATGCCGCCGCAGTAACTCACGTAGTCGCACCAGGCGTGGCCAGAGACGAGTAGTCCCGCCTGCATCTGCGCCATGTTCTCCGCTGGCACTTCGCCGTCGAGGATGGTGCTGAGCTGCGTCTTCTGGCGCCGCGACTTCACCTCGATCAGTCCGTCGTCGCCGACTAGACCATCCGGCGAGTACCCGATCTGGAAGCCCCAGTCGTCGCGGACCATGAAGCCGACTGTCTCGACGGGTGCGTAGTGCTGTGCGTAGACGTCGCGTGCGAACGACTCGTCTTCGACTCCCCGCCACATGTCGCTGCTCATCCAGGTCGGGTCGGTGTGCCCGGTGATGCGCTCGGCTGCGAGGACGAGGGTCAGCCCGCGTGCTTCGTCGCCGGTGCTGGATGTAATGACCTGCGCCGACTCACTGCGGTTGCTTGATGCGAAGTCAGAGCGCGCTCGGTGGTGCGTCTTGATCGGCTCGGCGACCTTGCGGGCTCTGCTCACACAGGCGAACCCGGCAAGGGCACTGCACTCGGGGCAGTCGTAGCCGTCCGCTCCGAGGTAGCCGACCGAGATCAGCCGGCCAACCACGGACGCAGTGACCATTCCGCGTCGTTGGGCGTGCCATTGATCGGACCCCTGCTCGATCTCATTGAATACGTGGAAGCTCATGCTTCACGCACCTTCTTCCAGCTCCTGCCATTTAGGATCCACTGGATAGCAGCCCTAGAGACGCCGAATTGTTTAGCCATAGAAACCTGGGTACCGCCCGAAGCCCACAGACGCTTGATCTCCAACACCTGCTCTTCATTTAGCCGGGCGTTGCCGTTCTCCGATCCGCACTCCATGCGGTTGCGCTCAATCGCGTCTCGGGAGTTGTCCTTCACGGTCCCGACAAGCAGGTGAGCCGGGTTCACACACGGAGGGTTGTCGCATGAATGCCTAACTAGCAGCCCAGCCGGAATCGAGTCACCGCTGCCGATTCGGTACGCGACGCGATGTGCAAGGTCAGTTCGACCATTCAGCCAGAACTTTCCGTAGCCACGTCGGTTGCGAACGCTCTGCCATTCCCAGCACTTCTTCGGGTCAGACTCGGCAACAAACTTGGCGAACCTGGCCTCATCGGCAGGCTTTACTTCCGAACCCTGCTCGAGGTTCTTGAGAACGCGGAGACTCATGCCTTCGCCTCCGCACTGAGCAGGCTGCACGTCGACCACGGGTCAGCAGGGTCGGGTGTGCAGACGTGCTCCCCGTACTTGGCGGTGTGCTCTTCGCGGTACTTGCGGTCATCTTCGGTGAGGCGGCTTCGAACGTCGCGCCCGGCCTCGCTGACCCAGCGGTGTCGGTAGTTGTTAGGCATTCGACGCGCCCCTTTCAAGCGAGGCTTCGTAGCGGTCGGCCAAGCGGTCGGCCTGCTCGTCGGCGTAGGTGCGGCGGTGGTGGTAGCGCATGAAGCACTCGCACACGGCGGGCTTCAGCGCGTTGTCCCAGGCGCCGCCATCGCAGGCTGCGTGGTTCTCGTTGGCGCAGCGGATGCAGTCGTTCATGCCGTTGCCTAGGGAGTCCACACGATAGTCAGGGGAAGGCGATAAGGCAGTCGCGCCTCATTGATCCGTTCACACTGGCCCGTTTCGGGTTTGAGCAACAGCGTTCCGATCGGCAGTGCTTCTAGCTCGGCCACGGTGGTGACCTGCGGCAGGATCGCGTTGAGGACTGCCTTGGCGCGCCGCCGGTAGTCGTCTGCGCCGACTGCGTCGTCCAGCGTCTTGCCGTCGGTGGACATGAACGCGTCGGCGGCATCGTCACGCCACATCGCGTCGCCGGCCGTTTCGACCATCTGCCTGTAGTTCATGCGAGGCCTCCCCAGGGGTAGAGGATGCCGGCGAGGACCGCGAGCATCAGAAGCACGAGGACGAACAGGGTGACGATCATGGGGATCCGCTCTGGGTCGTCGGCGGGCTCGTCGAGGTAGGGCGCGTGCCGGTACTCGCGCTCCATCTCGGCGATGGCGTTGTCGCGGATCCGCTGCTGCATGGTGGCGGGCATCGGGTCCCAGCCTTCGACGGCCTGGAAGTAGGCCAGCGGCTCGTCCTCGTCCACTGGCCAGGCCGGGCAGACCGGGACGCGGCTGGTGGGGATGTCGCTGATGACGAGGATGCCGCTGCCGTCGCAGATAGCGCCGCGTCCGAGGCGCATGTTGAGGTCGCACACCTCACAGGTGGCGGTCAGGTTTGTCACTCGAAGAACCTGCCGATCAGGTTGCCGAGCCCGAGTCCTACCAGGAACAAGACCGCGAGCATGATCACGTAGATCATCGTGCTGTCGCTCATCTACCCGAGTCCTTTGCTTGCGTTGAGGATGGTGGCCCAGATGAGCCCGGAGCTGAGCAGGCCGACGATGGCGACGCTGGCGATGGTGGCGAAGGTGAAGCCTGCGCGGCGCCACGGGATGTGCGGGAGGTACTGGGCCTCGTCGCGGTGGATGGGGGTCATGCAACGACCTCGATTGCTGGCGTGATCGTAAACTCGCTGACCCGACGGAAGCCACCCACCATGATCTCGCCTCCACTTGAGCCGACGTAGACGTCTACCTCGCGACTACCAAGGTTCTTGAGCGCGTGGCGATAGATGGCTTCTGCGGCGTCATCGAGTCGACGCTGAAAAGTTCCGCTGATCTCGATCTCGATGGGATCGACCGCGTGCCTGCGGCCGATCGTGTTGTCAGTGAATGCGACTCTGTGGATGCTCATTTGCTAGCCTTGCCTTTCGTTGCTGGCCCCGTGTCCTGTGTGCTCTGGCTGAGTGCAGGGTGCGGGGCTGGTTGGTTTGGGACCGACCTAGCGGCGGGGATGGTGCTGGGGGATGCACACCGCTAGGTCGCCGTCTAGGTGACGCTAGGCGTCTGGTCTGACAGTTCCTGCGCGGCTCGCTTGGGGAGCGCGTTCAGGTCCTCACGGCGGAACATGCGCTGGTTGCTGGGGCTGCGGCGGACGGGGAGCTTGTCGGTGTCGGACCAGCGGCGGAGGGTCTTGATGCTGTAGCCGGTGATGCGGGCCGCGTCGCCGATGGTCAGGAACTCGGCCATCAGAGGTCGGCCCCGTTCTCGATCGCGTCTGCGCGCAAGATCAGCCAACGCTCCGCCGAAAAGTTTGGTGACTCGGGAGCGGCGTCTCGCAGCGCCTTGACGACGGCTGCGCGGGTCCGGTCAGGCTCGGTGGCGACCGTGTGGGCGAGCGCACCGACATCTTCGGTGGAGACTAGATGCGGCCAAGTCTTGTGCACCTGCGCCTCCTGCGGGGTGGCGATGCGCGGTTCGTTGCTGCTGTCCACGGTCAGACGATCGGGGTTGAGTTCACCGCACTTCTGGCAGGGATAAGTGCGCTCATCGGGGTCATCGTCGTCGGGCGGCTCAAAACCGAACCCTCCGCAGCGCGTGCACTCATTGCTCACCATTCCGCACCGTGCTCGATTGCGTCAGCCTTACTGCTGATCCAAACCTGGTCGCGACCGTCGAAAGAATCCTCAAGGTCTCGCAGCGCCTTGACGACGGCTGCGCGCTTGGCTGCGGCGATCCGCTCGGGCTCGGTGGCAACCGTGTGGGCATAACGCTCGGCCTGGTCACGCAGCAGCCACGTAGATCGTCCCGTGCGATCCGTCTCGGATGCCTTCAACAGTGCATCTGCCTCCTGCGGGGTGACGATGCGCCAATCGTTCGGTGTGCTCATGTGGACAACAGTACCCACATCTCCCTCGCCTTGTCTACCCGTTTGGGCAAGGAAAATCCCCCAAGTGCGCATCGTGGAGAGGCGTGGGGGATGTGGCGCTCTCAAGGTAGCGCAAGGGGCGGACCTGCCGCAGCAGGCCCGCCCTCGTCTAGCTCAGGCGCGACCGGATGCGCGTCCGGCAGCCGACGCGATCTCGGTGCCGTAGACGAGCAGGCTGACACCGGTGGTGGCGGCGAGGGCGATGAGGCGAGTCTTCACGGGGGTCTCCTTAGGTGGCCGGCGGTTCCGACCTGGATATGACGCTAGGGGTCAGGCAGGGCGGTTGTCTGCTGACTCCGGGTGCAGGAACATGCCATGTCCGCTAGTTGCCAGCCAGAAATGCACCGCCCCTCCGCGAGTCCTCTGGGCAGGGGACGTCACTCGCGAAGGAGCGGCATTTGCGGTCAAGTGCGCGCTTGAGAGCACTTGCATGAGCACTCTACGACATGGATGGCAGCCATCTGCTCGGCCTGAACCACTATCGTGCGAGCGAGGTCCGGAATGATGCTGCCGTATAGGTCTCGGTCAAAAGTCTCTGCGATGGCGCGTGCTTCTTCGACCCCAACGGTGCGCGCATCTTTAGTCACGAGTTGCTCCTTTTGAGACAGCCTCGACCACCCAGCGCGTGTAGGCCGGCGGGATCGCCTCGAAGAGTTCGTGCTCGGTCGTGATGTGCGTGACGCCGAGCAGTCCCTGCAAGACGCGGATGTCCTTGGGTACGTAGCCGCCGTGACGCACGTACTTTGCTTCCCACTTGTCACGTCGAGCTCCGCCGTACACGCCCGCGACGTGCGGCTGGCCGGTAAGCATTCGCAGCCGCCCGCTGATCGCGAGTTTCGAGGCGTCAACGGCGTCGAGTTCCAGTTCGTCGTAGCCGTAGAAGCCGATTCCTGACGTGCGTACGTGCTTCGGGTGAGCGGGCTGCTGAGGCTGCGGCATGTTGCCGAACTCAAACAGGCGGTGCCGGTCGAGGATCAGCGGGCAGCCGTCTGTGTCTGTGGCACCAAGGCCGAACATGCGCCCGCACAGCAGGATCGGGTTGCGGAGTTGACTGCGTGCGTCCTCGACGTTCTCGATCACGTACGGCACACCGGCCTCGATCGCCGCATTGCGCGCTGCGTCGATGAGCGTCGGCCAGCGAGGGTCAACGCCGTTCACCCGCCGCATTGCGTTGCCGCGCGTGTACGGCTGGCACGGCGCGGAGATGTGCACGAGGTCGAACGCGCGTCCGTAGTCGCGGATGAACGCCACTGCGTCGCCCTGGATGAACAGGCCCGGGTACTCGTCGGAGTAGTCCTTGATGTCGACGCCGACGACGTTGCAGCCTGCGTCGAGGTAGCCCTGGCCGGCACCACCTTTGCAGGAGAAGGCGTCGAGGACTCGGAGACCGGTGCTCATACTAGTCAGCGCAGCGAGCTGCGAGGATCTCAGCGACGAGCCGGTCGACCTCAGCGGGGTCGAACAGCATCGGTCCTCGGTTGCCTGCTCGGATCACGGGGGTGATGCGGCCGGCGGTGACAAGGCGGCTGAACGTGGACCGGTGCTTGCCGAGGCGTCGTGCAGCTTCGGGGGTGCCGATGAGGTCGGTCACCAGTCGGCCCCGTTTTCAATGACGTCGGCTGCTTTATAGAGCGTCACGGAAGCCGTAGTCTCGGCTCGTCGTAGTAGCAAAAACGCATGATCACGCAAAGCCCGGACAACCTCCGCGCGGAGTCGGTCTGGTTCGGTGGCAACGGTATGAGCAAGATTGCTAGCCCAGCGACCGGACATCACGATCTTCGCTTCCTCGGGGCTAACAACCTTCCAACCGTTCATGCCCGGATGCTACGGAGGAGTTCAGTACGCTCCTCCTCAACTTTATGCCGGTCGATGCCGAAGTGCTCGGCCATGAGCGACTCGAAGTCGTAAACAGCGGCTTGAGAGATCCCGGTGTCTTGGCAGACGCCGCAGTAGTAGCCGTCGTGCTCCACGGTGCATTTGATCGAGATGCAGTAGCCATTGGCGTTGAGCCAGTCGATGAAGTCCTCGACAACTTGGGGCTGACCGCTCTTGATGAGCGCCGCCTGCTTGTCAAGTTCCGGCGTTGTAAGTGTCATGCCCCCGACTGTAGACTCTATGCACGCGGCGTGCAAGACGTTGGGCCAACTAGCTCGACAACCGCAGCGGCCCCGGTACTGCACCCCCAGTAGGTGGGGCACAGGCACGGGGCCGCTCGAAGTGGTGACCACGTCCGTGTTTCAGAACGCTCTGCCAAAACTCAAGGTAACACGATCGGGTTGTTCTGCTCACGCGTACACCCATTCAACACTGGTGTACATTAGGTTCAGGTGTACAGCAAGTACCCCTCCAAATGGGGTCTGACTAGGGGAAATGATGACAGAGACCGACCGCGCCGACCAGATCAGCGCCCGCCTTGCAGCGATGACCTGCGACCTGTACCACGAGCACGACGGCAGCGAAGGCGACTGCGCTTACATGATCGACCACGCGACCCTCGCCGAGTTGCTGGCCCGAGTTGAGGCTGCGGAGCGCGCGGGAGCGGTCAAGGCGCTGGCAGAGGAAATCGCCGCTTTGCAGTCTCCCGCAGAGGAGCAGTTGCGCGACCACGCTTACTACTTCGGCTTCGATCTGACTGGCGTGGGTGCAGTAGACCGCACTCTTTCCGCCGTCTGCGCCGCAGGAAAGGGCTACCACCACACGGAGAGGTGGAGCGACACCGATCCTAAGTGGCAGCCGAAGTCGCACGTCGAGTTAATCCAGGAAGCAGCCAACGCCGCCGCAACCTCGATTCGTGCCCTCGACTGCCAGTCTGCGCAAGAGAACGGCGCGACCCTGTGACCGCCGAGCAGAACGGCCTCGACCCCGCCAAGGTGCTGACCGATCCGACAGGTACGGTTCTTGTGCGGCTGATGGAATCCGCTGGGTGTCCGGTGGTGATAGGCAACGGCTCGTACAACCACGCGTTACTGCTAGCAACACACCTCGCTCCACTGATTGACGATCTCGCAACTCTCGCGCTCGACCTTCAGGGCAAGGTGGCGCGGGTTGAAGCAGAGTCGCGCTGGCTCGCTAGCGGCCCCACCGCAAACCTCGACACTATGACCCGGGCAGCGGCGGCGCAGAGGATCCAGGAACTTCTCGCCGACCAGCCCGAGCAGTGACGACCGCGTTCGGCTACTGCCGCGTCTCTACAGACCGCCAGGGTGAGCGCGGCTACGGCCTGGCGGATCAGCGCGAGAAGATCGTGGCCGACGTCGCCTACCGACATTGGGACATGGGCGAGATCTTCGTGGACGTCGCGTCTGGGAAGTCGATGAGGCGGCGTCCTGAGCTGGAGAAGATGTTGAAGGCGCTCGACGCTGGCGAGGCTGACGTCCTGGTCATCAGCAAACTCGACCGCTTGTCGCGTAGCCTGCTCGACTTCGCTCGGCTGATGGAGCGCGGCCAGAACAACGGCTGGTCGATCGTTGCGCTCGACCTTGGTATTGACACGTCCACGATCAACGGCGAGCTGCTGGCGAACATCATCATGGCGTTGGCTCAGTGGGAGCGGCGGATGATCGCCTCGAGGACGAAGGCTGCTCTGGCGGTGGCGAAGTCTCAGGGCAAGGTGTTGGGCCGGCCGTCTGGGGTGAGCGAGGAGACGGCGACGTTCATCCGGGTGCTGCGGCAGGAGGGGCGGTCGTACCGTCACATCTCGGGGCTGCTGAACGAGCGTGCCGAGCCGACGTCGCAGGCGGGGAAGCAGTGGTACGCGTCGACGGTGCGGGCTGTGGAGAAGTCGCTCGGCGTCTGACCCGTCGAATGCAGATTCTCGGTCAAAGACTCGCAGGCTAGACGTATTGCGCTGACGTATGGCGGTGTGCCATGATGAGGGCATGAGCACCGAGCAGACCGCCCCGCGCATCGTCACCCCACAGGAGGCGCAGCAATGGCTTGCGGAGGCGTTTGCTGACATCGACGCCGGAGATGGAGACCCGGGAGTCGATGGCATCCGTGACCTCGCGCACACCGTCCTCACCGAGCCCGACCGGACCCGCGCAGCCGTCGTCAAGGAGTTGCGTGGCTTTGCCGATGACTGCTGGGGACGCGGTGCAACATGGCCTTACTTCAACGCATTAGCCCGCGCCGACGCGATCGAGAACGGGGCTGACTGGTGACCGAAGAGCCGATGGTGCCGACGACGTTCCGTCTGCCTCGCCAGTTACGGCAGGAGTTCATCGCGGCAGCGAAGGCGAACGGTGAGTCTGCCAGCGAGATTGTGCGCCGCGCTGCTGCCGCGTACGTCAAGAAGTCCAAGTAACGCAAGACCCCCGCGTCAGCGTCGAACTGACCGGGGGCGTGGCCGACCAACTAAGGAGTCAGCATGGCCGAGAGTACCGAACCGCACTTGTTCCTAGCGAAGAACGCGCAGGGTGCCGACGCCCTCTGGTGGGGCACGGGTCCCGACGACCGCCACTGTCAGGAGCTTGACCTGTCCAGCCTGCGCCGTGGCAACCGTGACGCGGAAAAAGCTGTGTGGGAGGCCGTGATGGGTTCGTACCTGGTCGAGGACTGCACCGACTGGACGCCCGATGCCTGACGTCGACCGCGCCGCGCAGATCAGCGCACGCCTCGCAGCAGCGTCAACGGAAGAAGGCAGCGAGTGGTTGCGCGGAGATGCGCTCTGGGCTCACATCAGAGCGTGCGACGAAGTTGCGGCCAACGCTCCCGCTGACCTCGCGTGGCTGCTGGCGGAGCGCGCCGAGCTGCTGCGCCGGGTCGAGGCTGCGGAGCGCGGGGGAGCCGTCAAGGCGCTGCGGTGGGCTGGCGACGACAAGCAAACCGGGTGGGCGATCAAGGGGTGGCTACACGATCAGGCGGAGCGAATCGAGAACGGTGGGGACCTGTGAAGACATCGCACTAGAGGGCTACCGCGCCGGCGGTTATGTGCACGCTTACGACATCATGCGAGCGGCGATGAGCCACGAGGCCCTGCTCTCCCTCGCTGACCAGCCCGACCAGGAGTCTCGCGATGAGTGACGTGACCGACGAGGAGCGGGAGCGGTGGCTTCGTGAGCGCCCGGACACTCTGGATGCGTGGACCCGTGCCGTCTAACCCTTACCGCAAGCAGCAAGCGCCCTCGCCCCGCACTGGCGTGCGTGACGAGGGCTGACCTAACCCAATGGATCACGACCAAAGGATCGGCTGAACATGAACGTACAAGCAAAACCTCAGTACCGCCTAGGGCGCATTGAAGCCCCCACGGAGACGCTTGACCCCGAGACGCGACGCCATGTTCGACACCACCCCCGCCCCGAGCTGGCGCTATTCGTCGGCAAGTCATCGCGGGTTGTGAGAGTTCCCCTGACGGAAATGGAACTGCTACGTATCGCGCGCGAGTGTATCGAGGCAGCCACGAAGGTCCGCGCCGCAAACCAGGGCGAGTCGTGAAGCACACCCTCGCCCCGCTAGCCCTGCCCCTGATCGCCGCGTCGTTGACGGTGGCGGTCCCGGCTGAGGCTGCCACTGACAGCCTGCTCGTCATCGGCGATTCGTGGACGGAGGGTGTCGGCGACCGCGTCTCGAGTAACGGCCTCGGCTGGGCTCCCGTCACTGCGTCTCTGCTCGGCATGCCGCTGACGCAGGATGGGAAGGGGGGCAGCGGCTACGTGAACCGGACGACGTACGGCGACAACACGTTCGGCCAGCGCGTCTACCGTCACCCTGCGGATGCGTACGACGTGGTGATCCTCCAAGGGTCGACGAACGACAAGGCGTATGTGAGCACGCTGGCGTCGAACGCGAACATGACGCTGAAGGCCGCGAAGAAGCGGTATCCGTCGGCGCTGATCGTCGTCGTGGGTCCGACTGCGATCTCGGGTACACCGGATGCGGCGACGGTGAAGGTGAACGACAAGCTCCGGGCTGCGGCGTGGGCTGCGGATGTGCCGTTCATCGACGCGATCGGCGAGGGCTGGTTTCGACCGGGCATTGCGTGGAAGGACAACCCTTACGTCGACCAGGCCACCGGGCATCCTTCAGACGCTGGTTACCGGGTGGTCGGTGAGCACGTGGCCTCCGACGTGGCGAACCTTTCGTGAGGGGGTACTTCGCCATCGGCGTCTACCACCCGAAGACCGAGGTAAATGTCGGCAGCCTCTACCGAACGGCAAACCTCTACGGAGCAGCGTTCGTCTTCACGGTCGGCTTGCGTTATCAGCGCCGTGCGGCGGACACGATGAACACCCCGCAGCACAAGCCGCTGTTCCACTTCGAAGACCTCTCGGATCTGATCAAGCACTTGCCCTTCTCGGCTCCACTCATCGGCGTCGAACTGGACCCGCGAGCGCGGATGCTAAACGACTTCACGCACCCGGAGCGCGGAATCTACCTGCTCGGCGCTGAGGACCACGGCCTGCCGCCCGCAGTGACTGACCGCTGTCATCACCTTGTGCAGATTCCTACCCCTGCGCCGCAGTCGATGAACGTCGCCGTAGCGGGTTCCATCGTCATCTACGACCGATACGCCAAGATGGCATCTCGGCAAGGGATGGTCCGTTCGTGAAGCGCATCCTCCCGGCCCTCGCTGCTGGCCTCGTCCTCGCTGCTGTCGCCGTGCCTGCTCACGCGGACGTGAAGGGCAACCACATGCAGTCGGCGAACATCCAGGCGATGCCGGGCCAGCAGCTCGACTCGGCCAGCGTGAAGGCCGTCTACTGCGACCTGAAGACGACGGGCTTAAACCACGTCACGCTGAACCCGGTCCTCATCCAGGACACGCCGACGTCGCGGGTGATCACGAAGCGGAAGGCGAAGAAGAACGTGGAGCCGACGGCGACGGATGTGCAGTTCCGTCAGGCGATCCGCAACGCTCGAGCGTGCGGCTTGGGTGTGGTGATCGCGCCGCATCTGGAGTTGGTCGATCATTCGTGGCGGGCGAAGATTCCCGGGTCGGATGTGGAGTTCCGCGAGTGGACGAAGTGGCTGCTGAAGTACCAGGGGATCGGTCTCGATGAGGGTGCGGACACGCTGATCATCGGTATCGAGCAGAAGGGGATGACGGCGAAGGGCAACACGGCGCGGTGGCTGAAGACGATCGCGGCTCTGCGTGCGGCTGACCCTGGGCGGCGGATGAAGTTGACGTACGCCGCGCACACGGGGGACGAGTTGCTGCTGCTGGATCCGAAGTGGGTCAAGAAGCTCGACTACATCTCGGCGACTTGGTATCCGCGTGTGCCGAAGGAGGGCGCGACCTACGGGGACTTGAAGCGGAAACTTGCGCAGGATCATGGCGAGTTCAAGTCGGCGAAGAAGCGGTACGGGAAGCGGATCGTGCTGGCTGAGACGGGGTTGCGGTCGATTGCGTGGGATGACCGGTTCGCTAAGACGCCGGCTGAGGTTGCGGCGGCGAAGGTGGATCTGAAGGTGCAGGAGCGGTGGTTTCATGCTCTGCTGCACACGGTGGAAGGATGGTCTGAGGTTGACGGTGTAATGCTTTACCGCACGATGAATGCGACCACGGATGGTGGGGCGGCGGACACGTCGTTCTCGTGGCAGGGGAAGCCTGCCGAGAAGACGATCGCCGGGTACTTCGGCGGGAAGGTTCCGAGATGAACGAAGAAGTCACGGCGCGGTTGAATGCGCTGAGGGCAGCCGCAGCAGAGGCTGAGCCGCACCTCGACAACCCTTTCCCTATCCGCAGCGGGTCCAAGCGGCTTAATGCCGAACCCCTGCCGACGCTGGCCGAGGTGATCGGCATGGTTCGGGCAATGGCTGCCGCCCAGAAGTTCGTGGCCGCTGCATCCACTACGGCGAGCCGGACCGAGCGCGCCTGCCACAAGGCTTCGGGTGAGGCTTACGCAGCCGTGCTCGAACTTCTGCTGCTGGTCGAGAAGCGCGAGCCCTGATGGTTGCCCAGCGCATGTGTGACCGCTGCGGGCGCGGTCCGTTCGTTGTCGATAAGAGTGGCTGGCTTCATCACCACATCTGCGTCAATGGACGAATGGGCAACGCGGCTCCCCCTAACCGCCCATTGACCCAAGACGAGAAACTTCGGAACGCCGCCGAAGCCTTGCGGACGGTGGTTCACGCTGACCCGAAAGATGAACACGCAGTTGAGTTCCTGCATCTCGCCAACCTTCTCGAGTGGGAGAGGCTTGAACTAGCCAACGCGGACCGGAACGGGTAGCAGACAGCAAGCAGCCCCGGACTCCCGCGAAGGGTCCGGGGCTGCTGTGCGTCTAGGCCCGTTTCTTGGTGTACTTCGCAAGCATGCGCCCCAGTTCGGCAGCCATCTCGGGGTCGCGACACGGGCCGAGGCCGCAGCGAAGACAGCCGCCCAGACCGTCAGCAGCGCGATCCTTCTCTTTGCGCATCCGTCCGATGCACTTCTCTTGGTCGCTCATACGCGGTCGCTCCAGTTCCCTTCGACCGCAGGAGCCGTCCACGGGGGCGGGCGTGCGTCTAGCGCCTCTTTGCGCCACTGACGTTCCTCAAGCCGCTTCATCTCGTGTTTGCCTCTAGGTCCGTTGCAGCAGGAGCATTGACCGAACCAGCCCAGCCGACCGAGCATCCTCACCGGTCGCTCCACTGCGGCGCGTTGGGGTCAAGCGACCACCCGAGGGGCTGTGCGGCCACGGCAGGCGCGGGGACAGACGCGGCTAGGGCGTTCGGCTCGACGGCAAGCTCGTGGCGGCTAGTGCGGCGCAGGACCCATGCGCCGACAGCGAGCGAGCTAGCGGCGGCGGCGATGACGAGGACGCCCCAGTTCGCAACCGCCCAGTGCCACAGCATCAGGACGTAGTGGGTGCCGGTCATGGCGAACATGAGCAGCAGCCAAGGGCCGGCGAGGAATGCGGCGAAGGTGACAAACCAGCGAAAAAACCCGTGCTCCTTGACGCCGGTCACGCGGTCGGTCTGCGTCGTGAGGGGCAGCCCCTTGCGTACATGCGTGGCAAGGGTGAGGGCGATGCTGCCGAGCACGCCGAGGAACGCGAGGATGCCGCACAGGATCATGCGGCCCTCATAGGTTGAGATCAAGCCCTCGGTCATGGTGTGCCTCCTGCTCGCATCGTGTCACTGGCCGCTGACAGTTCAGTCATCTTCATCCCCGGCCTCGTCCTCAGCCCTAACCTTGAGCAAGCGATCAATGTAGGTGCTGGCCTGATCAACGTTGTAACCGGTGCAGTCAGCATGCTCACCGGTCTCGCCCTCTAGTCGATCGATGTAGGCGAGCTGGCGTTCCGTTGCGGGAGCGACAGGCTGCGGTTTCCGAAGGTGACGCGCCGTCGTGATAGTTCCGAGCACCAGCCCGACCACGAGACCAACTAGAAACCAGATCATTCTGCACCCTTCTCACTGTCGTACCTGCGGATGATCTCCCACGCCCAGGCCACGAGATCTTCGCGGCGTTGGCCTGACGGCTGCGAGACAACCCACAACTCGAGGTTCTCTGGGCGATTGTCGTCCTTGACGCCGTTGCGGTGGTGAACCTGCTCGCCGGGTAGTAGCGGCCTGCCGAGCATCTCAGCCATGCACGCTGCTGGCATGACAGCCGTCGAGCGGATCCGCAGCCTCGGCCCGAGTCCTTGACGCCGATCGCACCGGGGGAGATGACTGCGGTGAGGTCGCCGTTCACGGTGGCCGCGAACTGGTGGAGCTTGGGAACGATCTTCCCGGTGCCGACGATGCCGTTGGCGGTGCAGAACGCGTTCCACTGCTTCGTGACGTAGCGCATCTTCTTACGCTCTTCGCTGCGACGCCGCCACATCTCGACGGGTCCGGGGGCGGGCAGGCTGTGCTTGGCGAGCAGAATCCTCCGACGGTTCCACCACCAGGCGAGGCCGGCCAGCCACCGGATCCCGTAGGCGAGCAGGGCGAACATGATCATGCCAGAGATCGGCAGGTAGAGCCCAGTCAGGTGCACCATCCAGAACTCACCAGCGACAACGCCAGCGAGGACTGACAGCAGCCCGACCTTGTGGCGTGCTAGCCAAGCGACCGTCTGCTGGTCGCTCACGAACTGCGACTTAGCCATGTCGGCTGCCGAGCCAAGCGTCGACAACGCGGGGGTCGGCCTCGCCCGAAGCGAGGAAGATGACCCAGACAGTCAGGCAGACAACCACGACGGCTGCGAGGAACGACGCCCCACCCGGACCGCCCTTCACGGGGACCGGTCCTGGTTCATGCGTGCTCCCTTCGGGGATGGGTGCGGCGGCGGCTCCGCTGCATGCCAGAAGAATACACACACGGTGTAGCCGCGTCGTGTACACCCGCTAGAGTGGCGGCATGTCGATACCCTTAGTTGTGCCTCATCGCCCACGAGACGAACCGCCGCTGAAGACGCGCACCGTCAAAGCGACCGACCCCCTGTGGAGCGACATGCTGCGGGCAGTCGACATCAACGGCGAGAACATCAGCCACGTGACCCGACGCGACTGGTCCGCCTACGTCGAGAAGACGAAGCGCGAGCACCCGGACGAGTGGGAGAAGTTGTGAGCGGCTGGACACCACAGACCTTTGAGCAGGAGGACGTGCAGGCGGGTCGATGCTCACTTGGTCGTATCGAGTACGGCGGAGATCGCTACTGCTACACCCACGGTGGATTTCAGTACGGTAGCGGGACCTGCGATAAGCACCCGAAGCAAATCAGGTCAAGGAGAGGGCAGTGATCCTTCATCTGCATTCTTGGACGCAGCAATGGGTTGACTACACCTCACGTGATTTTGTCCGAGAGGGCCAGTCGTGTACGCGCGGATGCTTTCGCGTGTTGACTAAAAACCGTGTTGTGGTCCCTTCTGCTGCATGGCGGGGGCGGCACCTAGCGGCAGAGGCCGAGCTGAGACGCACCAAGGGGGAGCAGTGAGTTACGCCGATGACGTTGCTTGGGTTGCGAAAGCGATCCACGAGAACACCACCGCCACTGCCGTAGATGCAGAAGAAGTCGCCAAGCACATCGTTTACGCATTGACGGCTGGAGGTCGAGTTAGCAGTCGCCCTCGTTTGATACGCGCGTACCTCGCTGGCTTGTGGTGTGGGGCAACTGGTGACCCGACGTACATTCGACGGCTTGCCGACCGCTGGCGCTGACTGCGCGGTCTCTTCTTCCGCGCCGCCGCAGTCCCGCTGACGGCCCTTCCGCAGTCCGCCTGCGCACCCCCAGCCTCGCCCGGCTGCCGAGCTCGACCCTGCCGCCAGTGTCCGCCCAGCAGCCTGTGACCCCGCCGCCCAGCCCATCCACGGCCTGCCCTCCGGTGCCAGCCGCAGCCCTTCCGTGCCACATACCAGACTCGCGCGACACGCCGCCTGACCTGCTGAAATGGCAAGGACGCTTGCTGATCCGGTTAGCATGAAATCCGCTAGCGGATTTCAACCCCAAATCTAGCAGCCCCCTCCCCTCCAACAGCCATTCGGCAGCTCGCTCTGTCTGTCCTGTCAGGAACGGCTGTGCCTGTCAACCGGAGCGGGCCTAGGCAGGGCCGCAGGCAGGGATCACGGCAGCAGGCGCAAGCAGGCGCAAGGGCCAGACCTTCGCAGCCGGTCGAGCCCGAGAGTCCGAAGCGGTCTGTTTAGGCCGCAGCGATCCTGTGCCACCGCGCTGCTTGTTAGAGACTCAATCGATTCGACTTCCGGATGTTGCAGATCAGGTGGCTGCACTGCACGTTGACCTGACACCCCAGTAAGCAGCCCGTTCGCGGTGCCCGTGGGGGTAGTGCTTGCTGCACAGACCGCTTCGACCGGACACCTTGCGACGACACTCCGGCATCTCGCACGGCCTCTTACGCGCCCGCTTCTTCATCTCGCGGGCGGACACAACGACGTCTCGGCATGCCTTCGAGCAGTACTTCTGGTTGTGCGTACGCCACGGACCCAGCGGGTTCTCGCAGACCCGGCAACTCGGCACCTTCGGGATGCGCGGCTTTTTGGGCTTCGGGATGTGAACGATAGGCAGCTTGCCGTTGACCAGTACCGCCGCTCGCAGGTAACTGCCCTTGGCCGACCACCAAACCCACTCGGTGCCGTCCTTCTGCTTGGTGATGCCGATCAGCGAACCGGTAGAAGTCGTGGTGGCGATCTTGGGTTTAGAAGGGTCCGTGGTGGCAACGATCTGCGTCTTGTAGGGGACGGTGATCTTCTTGGCATAGATGAACGGCAACGCCCACTGCTCGTACCCGGTGTGCATGCACCTAGCCTACAGAGTGCATGCACACCGTGCTACTGTCGTCGCATGCACACCAGATACTCGGTATGGTCGAGCGTGCCCAATCAGCCGAAGACGAAGACCAGGGGCTTCCGCATCCCTGACGAGGAGTACGCCGCTGCTCAGGCAGCGGCCGAGAAGCAGGGCGAGACGCTGACTGACGTGGTCCGCCGCGCTCTCGTCAACTACGTCAGGAGGAACAAGTGATTGACGTCGAGACCTACCGCATCGGTTGGTGGACTCATCGCTGGTGGCCTCACCCCTGGGCGCTTCGTAGCGCCATCACGGGCAGGACCCCAAAACTTGGCAAAAAAGCCTCGCGCATCTGGTACCTGAGAGTGACTTGGCGCCAGTTGCGTTCGCTTCGTCGTCCTCACCGCCCGTGGCAGGCAGAGGCCGAGGGCGTGCGCTTTTGCCGACGCGCCTTCACTGCGGAGGGGGCGCGGCGCAAGATGCTGCGAGACGTTGAGGTTGCTTACGGCGTAGTCACGGGCTATCACCTTGCTTCTCCTTGGCAGCTTCGACATGAAGCGAAGGCCAATGCGCGAGAGATTCGTGCGGCTCGCTCCAGCGGCCCTATTGAAGCGGAGATTGTCGATGCCTGACATCGACGCACTCGCCGTGATGGCTGAGCACGAGGGTGATCACTGGTGCAATGAGGGCGGTCGCCCGAACATGGGTGTGCGTCTGACTCTTCTTGCGCCGCCTTGCCTGCCGTACCGCTTGGCTGAAGCGCTGACGAACGGACTGCCCCAGTGGGAGCGCGCAAGATTGCAGGACGCGCTCTCTGAAGAGCGAGGTCGAGCTATCGAGTATCTGACCATGGCTGAGATCAACGCCCAGGTTGCCGCACGCATGGAGGCCGAGCGCGATGAAGCATGCGAGGCAATCCTGCGCGTTGAGGCGTTCGTCGAGCAGTTGCAGACGGAGAAGTTCTGGATCGGCCTCGGGGGTTCGCCAGTAGCGGCCATCGCCACTCGCATCCGCGCCGACCTGAAGCCGCGTCCGTGAGCACCACGCGCTTCGTAGAACGTTCTCGCCGCACCTACAAGTGCGAGTAGTGTGGAAAGCCGATTGCGGTCGGGTCGCGCTACTTGCGCAAGACGCTGTTTCCTGCCGATGTAGATGGTCTATGCGGCAGTTCGCCTATCCAGATCGCTCGCCATGAGGTCTGCCAGATGTGCACCTACTGCGGCGACGCTGAACACCCCGGACCTTGCTGACGCAGCATCCGAAGTACCTTCCACCCAGCCAAGCGTCAGTCGCTCACGTCTGCCGTGTCCCGTCTGGCTACACCCGGCACCTTGAGCTTGCCTCGCTGGGCGTGCGTCGGGTCTCTGCTGCGGGCGTCCGTGGCGTCGGGTCTGCTCGTCGCCGGGCTGGCTTGGGTGCGCGGCTGGCTGCTGCGGGCCTTCGCGGGACTGGGCGGCGCTGGGGGTAGTTAAGACTCTTGGGGGTGCGCTACTCTCAGACGAAAGCGCCCCCCACCCGCAGACACGGATGAGGGGCAAGGCCGACTATGAAGGAGTCGACAAGATGAGCGTAGACGAAGCGTCCAGCTCCAGCGACGGGGGCGGCTGGGTGCACATCACCCTCAAGAGCGGAGCGAAGGTGTCCGCGCGGGTGACCGAGTTCGTGAAGCGCAAGAACGGGCTGGGCGATTTCTCCGGGTTCTCGTGGACGAACTTCGGGCACGGGGAGATGTCGCTGTTCCACCTTGACCCGAACGAGGTTGCTGCCGTGGTCTGGGAGAGCCGGTGAGTAGCAACGACTGGCACGTCTACCCAACCCGCGACCTGATCGAGCACGAAGTCGATGGCGAGGACTGCCCCTGTATTCCGACGGTCGAGCCGGTCGAGCGCGAGGATGGATCGTTCGGCTGGCTCCATGTACACCACTCACTTGATGGGCGCGAGCAACACGAGGGGGACAAATGACGGAATCAGGTTTCGTAGCCCTGACTCCTCTTGTGGCCGCCAGCACTTGGGTCCCTATCACGGTCGTGGCTTTGGTGCTCGGATGCGTCGTCGGCTGGCTGGTCGGCATGGATATGTCGGGTGACCTCTGATGATCGTTTCGCGTAGGGATCTAGTCGCGAATCGCCAACGCGCCACCGGAGAAGGTGAGGTTGACGCCGCCACTCGCCTAGAAGGCCTGTTGAGGCCACGCACTATCGCACTTGCAGAACTCTTGTGGCGCGACGGGTTCTGTCATCCCGCCGACGCCATGGATACTGCTATGGAACTCTGGACCTCAACCGATGGCTGAGTTTCGACTGCCGTTGACTCTCCCCCAAGTGATCGCACTGGTGGATGCCTGGGCACACGAAGAGACCGCAGCTATGAAGGCCGATGGCGTCACCCGAACGCAGCGGACGATCCATAAGGAACTGAGCGGCGCCTACATCGACGTGCTCAATCTGCTGCGCGACATCCCTGTTGGGTCTGGGCAGTGAACGCCCTCGTCCTCGTCCTCGCGGCGATTGTGTTCGCTACCCTGCGTCTCGGAACGCCAACGTCTTGGCCCGTAACGCGGTTTGCCCTGACCCTTATGGTGGCCGCTCTTGTCGGCCTCGCGCTGTGGACTGTTCGGCAGCCGATTACGATCTCGGTGGTCTACCGATAGACGTACGAAACCGCCCCAACCCTCAGCCGGATCGCGGCGAGAGTTGGGGCGGAAGTGTGACCCCTCCTGCCGGGATGAGCGACAGGCGGGGTGTCGGAGGTTAGCCGTTGCGGGCGGGGTCCCGCTTGAGGTAGCCGCCGAAGAAGACGAGCAGGCCGGGGATCAGAGCCAGCACAGCGGTACCGAGGATCGGGTTATCGATCCCGAGGACGGCGAAGTTGTCCTGGATGTAGGACAGGCCAGCGATGACGCCGGGGACGATCAGCGCGAGCACGGTGCTGATCACCACCTTAGGACTGACTCGCGTGGGGTCGGTCGAGACGGGCTCGGGGTACGTGGTGGGGTCGGACATGGTGCTCCTACTGGGTGGTGGCGACGACCAGGCGGCCGTCGTGGTCGGATGCTGTGCCGAGGTCGACGACCTGGCTGCTGGTGATGCCCATGCCGTAGTTGGCGGCGGTCCCGTCGATGCCCTTCTTGGCATCGGCGGCGAGCGGGGTTGAGTCGAACGTCCAGCCGAGCGCACCGAGGATGGTGCGGGGGGCTGAGGGTCCACTGTCGGTAGCTGCGCGGCTGTTCCAGTCGGCGCCGAGCAGGGTGGGTACTGGAGCTAGGGCGAGTGCTCCTGCGACCTCAGCGGCTTGCGTAGCCCTTGCCACGATGGCTCTGGCTTCCGTCAGGTCAGAGGCTGCTGCAGCAAGGTGGGTGCTGGCGAACCGGCCGAGTCTTGACCCGTTTTTGTCGGATCCGCTAAACCCTTCTAACTCTTGTAAGGTCACCGCGATCAGGGTCCGCTGCATCTGCCCGAACGAGGACAAGTCCAGCGGGTTGCTCGCCTGCCACGTCCACTGCCGCGTGTCCCAGCCGACGACGTTCAGACCGGCTCGGTCGTAGTGCCAGTCGGAGCCCATCGCGGCGAAGAAGCCGGGCGCCTGGTCTGCGCCCAACTCCTGCACGATCAGGACCGACGCCTTGGATGCCTTCGCCCGAGCGACCAGCATCGGCATACGGACCGCCCACGACGGGGACGCGGGTGTGCTCGAGAACCCCGGCCAGCGCGCGTTGAACTGGAACGCACTGAACGTCAGCGGCTCAAGCGGCGGGAGGGGGCTCGGGGCTGGGATTGGGAAACCGGGCGGACAGAGCGTCCAGGTCGGCGTTCGCGTCGTTGATCTTCTTGCCGATCTGCGTCAGTGCCGTCTTCGGGGAGACGTTCACGTTGTCGACGTTCGACGTAAGGACGCCAGCGTTCGGGATGACGTCGGCGTTCCACACTGCCTCGGCGACCTTCTTGGCGATCGCGTCGAGGAACTTGTCGTTCGTGGCGAGGTAGTCGCCAACCTCTTTGGTCGTGGGCAACTCAAGCTCCTTCTGTCGTTCGGCTTCGGCTGCCGCGTCGTCGCGTGCCTGCTGTTCCGCCTGCCGCTTCTTCATGGCGGTCTTCCAGTCGTCGATCGGCCAGCGGCCTTCGACGCGTCCCTTGCTGGCGAGTCCGTTCTGACGGTTCGCCCACTGCGTGGCCTGCGCACGACCACCAGCGGACAGGTGGTCGCAGCCGAGCGGCCAGCCGTGCCCGTGGTCCATGTCGAACCCCTGGGCTTTGGTGCGGTGCTGGATAGTCCAGCCCCAGAGCCGCCACACGTCGATCTGCGCGTCGGAGAACTGGGCGACGTCGGTGTTCCCTCCACCCGCATGCGTGCCGGCAGAGGCGCTGACGTCGTTGCGGTAGCCGAGTTGGTAGACGTCGATGTTGTACTTGATCAAGCCTCGTCTGATCATGTCCCTCTCGACGAGGGGGAGGCTGGTGGCGACGCACGAACAGGTGCGGCCACCACGGAAAGCGACTGACACGTCTGGCTCCTGTGGGGTTGCGGTGAGCGCTTTGACGACGGCAACGTAGGCGGCGTCGCGTGCCTTCTGACCGTTGGGCGTGGCAGTGCTGTACGGGTTGCCCATGTTGACGGCGCGACCGATGGCGAGCGGGTCGTCGGCCCACCAGACGATCGGGTGCAGGTTGCCCTGCTTGTCTTTCTTCAGGACCTTGGTGAAGTACCAGACGCCGCCGATCGCAGCCCACTTGAGGTCGGCGAGCTTGGTCGGGTTCTTCACGAAGTAGTCCGCATCAGTGACGAGGCCGACGGACAAGCACCATTTGCCGAACGCGGCGTAGTTGTCCTTCCAGGTGATCTGGATGAACGTGCGCCCCTTGTACGGCTGGTAAGGGCCAGTGGTCGCGTACTCGGCGGTGGTGCGGAAGTAGGCAGACTCCATCATGCACTCGGAGACGAGCGCCGCGTAGGAGTTGATGGTGGTGAACAGGCCGCCGCCATATTTGCTGATCGCATCGTTGAACGCGACGGCGATCTGACTGGCGGGCATGACGAGCCCAGAGCCCGCACCGGCGGCCTTGAGGGCAGCGGTGATGTGTGCGCCCGTCAGACCTGAGGGCGCGCCGGCTGTGCGGGGTACGGCGAGGATGACCACGAAGCCTCCGATGTAGTGCCTATGCAGATGCCTATGCGTACGCTACTCTGAGGACATGCCCCGAGAGCCGATGAAGAACCGGGTGGTCCGCGTCGGTGACGCAGTGTGGGATGCGGCGCTGCTGAAGGCCGACGAGAAGGGCGAGACCGTCAGTGAGGCGGTTAGAAAGTTCCTAGAGAGGTACAGCCGATGAGCAACTGGCAAGAAACCCTTGAGCTTGTTCACAAAGACGGCGTGTCTTGGATGGATGCACCACGCCCATTTTACCTGCACCGGTGCCGCGCGCAGTCAGAGGGTTGGCTCGGGCTGCACTTGCAGGTGGTCAGGTGCGCCTGTGGTGCCATAGCGATGCCAGATCGGCCCTGGGATAAGCCAAAGTGGATGGAGAGGAACTCGCGACGTGACTGACTACACGAGTCAGATCTGGAAGCAAGAAGCGGACAGGGGGATACCAGACTGCCGCAAGTGCGCTGACATGAACTTCAAGCCGGAGTGCTACGTCCTTGGAGAGTCGGACCCCTGTTGGCCCTGCAGGACACGTCGTGCACTCGGTCTGGGGACGTTGAATGAGTCAGACTACGAAGATTACGAAGACTGGATGGCGAACAAGTGACTCCAGCGGAATCGCTTGAGGAATCCCACCTCTGGGAGGCTGATGCCGACATGATCTTTCTGGTGGACCTACACCGAGCAGTTGGAGGGACGATGAGCGAGAAGACGTCAGGGCTCGGCTGGAGCGTCCGCCGATTTGCGTTCAAAGAGCCGCATCACCTTGAGCGTGTCTACGACGCGTTTGGTCAGTGCGTCGCGTACAAGATCGTCAACGACGCCGAGGATGCCCGGGCACTAGCGGCTGAGGCCGAGTTGCGGCGACTCAAGGAAGGGCAGGGGGAGTAGTGAGAGAAAATGACCACCTAGATCCCCTTACTTGCGCGCCACGTACGGAAGGCGGATGCGGCCTTGCCTGCTTTCGTGTAGGTGGCGAAGGTACCTGACGCCCACGGGTCCATCGCTCGAATGAGGATGGCGTCGGGGGTGATGTTGGGGACGGGCGCGGGCAGCGTGAGCGGCGTCAGGATCGTCGCGTCGCCGTCGTCGGACAGGAGTTGCGCCCACGTCGTTACGGGCATGCAGAACCGGCCACCGACACCCCACGAGTCCGACCACGAATTGCGGAACCACACGAGCTGCTCGGCGTCGTCGTAGCCGTCTACGCAGACCTCGTGTCCGCCTGCTGGCTTGTCGCCGGTCTGGATATTGACGAGTCCGCTGCTACTGGGCGTGAAGAAGGACTCGTACCAAGTGATTCCGGTGATGACTGGCCCAGCCTGTAGCGCGGTAAGTGCAGCGGCAAGGTTGAACGCGTGCTGATATCCAGAGATGAGCCCGAGCTGTTGCGCTGCCTTCGCTGCTGCCAGTCCTGACGATCCGGTGTCGTCCGGTAGGTAGGTGCCGGTGAACGGGTCGAGTGTCGTGGCGAGGCTGTAGACCTTGACGGCGAGGTCTTCGTCCAGCGAGGTGCCGTTGACGGTTGAGAAGTAGGGGTCGTAGCCGAGCGCTCCGACGGTGGCGTTACCGGTGCAGGAGCCGACGTCCCCTTGGTCGAGGATGCCGATGTGCGACGTGTGGCGGACCGACCTGAGGACGGCGGGTGCGGCGGCACGGTAGGCGAACGCACGAGAGCGCTCATCGTGCTGCTTCAGGCGACCTAGCGGGTACTGAGGCACTGTGCTCCTAGCGGTAAAGGACTGCAAATCCAGCGTCTAGCATCGCGCGGCTGAACAAGCGCCCGTCGGGTAGATGCAGGTCCACGAGCGGCCTACCGTAGTTATCGAGCCCCGTAGATGTGGCCGGGTAGTCACCGGGCGGTACCAGTGAACGGGCGTAGGCAGTCGACTCTGCACCCGCCGCGCCCGCGCTCTTCTCTGGTGCGTTGATCAGGCTGCACCGGAAGCGGATGGGCCTGTCGCTGGTACCTAGGTACACGTGGCAGCCGAGGTCGACGTAGCCCTTCCAGGTGTCGCCGTCGATCCACTCCTGGACGTGAGCCCACACCTGCCATGTACGAGCACTCACGTTGCGGTGTCCGATCCGTGCTTGCGTCGCCATTCGTGGACTTCGGCGAGGGCCTCGTTGAGGCGGTCCATCGCCGTGCGCAGGCGGATCTCCATGTCGTCGATCTCGGCGCGCATCTGAGCCTTGTCGGCCATCCACTCCGCGCGCTCTGCCGCATGACGGGCGTCGGACTCGGCTAGCTGGACCCGAAGGCGAGCGTTGTCGGCGACGAGCTGCTGCTGCGACTGAGCGACAACAAGCACGCTCGCATTGGCTGCGGCTACGTCGTCGTGGATGCGCCTCGACTCAACCTCAGCCCGTCGGCCCTTGCGGCCCTTGCTGAGCCAACGGATAGCCGCTCTGGCTGCAACAAACAGACCTCCGGTGCTGGGGATCCCGAGTATGACGAGCAGGATTGCGGTGACGTCCACCCGCTCAGCCCTTGTGGTCCGTAGGAACCGGCCGGGCAGAGACGAGCAGGAATGTAGACCGCAACAGGAAACCCTTCCATGCGGTGAGGGCCGCGAGGCCGACGAGGAGGACCAGCGTCACCAAGCCGACCCGAAGTTCCGCGTACGCCATGACCGCCACCCCATAGCAGAGGAAGCCGCCGGCGAGCATGAACATCCCCGCCGGAACTGTCGTCCCGTACTTCATGATGAGGAGTCCGATGAATACGACGACCCCTCCGATGATGAGGACCCAGCTCAACGCCATCGTCACAGGTACGGAGATCTGGTTCGACACGGGGGTGGCGACGAATCCCGTCATGAACGCTGGGCCGAGGATCAGGCCAACGATCGCCGCGAGCACTTCGAGGAGGTTGTCGATGAGGACAGTGGGGGTGCGGGCGATGAGCCAGAACCGGAACGTTGGCGGGGTGAACCCCGCTGCTTCCTTGCGCAGATCAAGCCTCGACTTCAGCCGGTGCGGGGCCATCAGGTGCCGCTCGAGTTAGCAGTCACGCGGAGTGATCCCCACGGGATATGAGTCATGTTGAAGTAGTCCCAGTTCCAGCCGAGGGCCGTGTACGCCGCGCCTGGTGTGCCACCGGAGACGCCGTCCGGCTGAAGTTCGCAGATGAACCCGAGCCGCGACCCGCCCTTGTCGGCCAGGTATGCGCCCCGCTGCTGGAGCGTCCGAGCGATGACCTTCTCGCCGGCGGTGATGCTGGGGATGGCGTCCACGTTGATCGTCGGGTCGAGGAAGATCCGCGCCCCGTTCGGGATCGGGGTTGCCACGTTGGCGTTGTTGGCGGTCGCGTCAGCCTTGGTGGACGGCGCGCGGAACGAGGTGCCCACGACGTCGGACGAGCAGAACAGCGCATAGGGAAGCCCCGTGCCTGCCGCCGCTGCTGCGGTGAGGTCGGCAGCTCGGATCACGGCGGCATAGCGGGACAGGTTGCCCGCCGTGCTTGAGCCCGCCGTCTCGATACCGTTGCCGTTGAGCGCGGCCAGTCCGCCGTAGGTGGCGCTGCGGGGGTTCGGCGTGGGCGTCGCCTGCCACAGCGAGTAGACGCGGTTCGTCGTCGGGTCCGCGACAGCAACGTGACCGTCTGTGCCCGGGGGGACGATCTGCCCGTTCGGGACGGGCATGTTGTCGGGGAACGGGTCCGGCCCCCACGCGGGCACGTTGGCGAACGTGATGTCGTAGCGCGGAGTGGATGCGGTCGCCTGGCTGAGTGCGGTCGAGTAGTCGACGAGCGCCAGGCCGCGCTGCTTCCCGGCCTCCGACAGGTAGCCGACCCACGTTGACGAGTTTGCATCGAGGACCGGGTTCGGAGGCAGCGCCTGCCATAGCCAGTCAGCCTGCTGAAAATATGGCCTCGGAGTGCTGGTGTTGGCGATCATGTCGCGGGCGTACTTCACCCAGAAACTGCCCGCAGCCGGAGCGTTCTCCCCGAAATAGGTGGACTGGGCGGCCGTCGGGAACGTTCCGTCCGAACCGCCAGGGTCCTTCACCCACAGCGTCGCCCGACAGTCCGGCTGGTCAGCCGGAACCTGCGGGGTCAACCCGAGGCCACGTCCGGGCGGGTTGCACCACGTCTGAGACGTGTTGAACCACGGCGCCGACCCGGGAAAACTTGTCGTCAACGACCCGTTGCCGTTACGGCTCGAGTCGACGACGAACTTCTTCCCCGTGATCCCTAATCCGTTCAGCGCGGACACGACAGCGTTGCCGTATGCGTAGCACGTGGCCTGGTCGTTGAAGTTCGACACGTTGATCGAGAACCCGTGGCACACGGAGACACCGGCCGCCTGCAGCAGCGTTGCCTGCTCCGCCGCCGGGACCCACATCGACGCGTCGACGTACACCTCCGTCGCAGCACCGACCTTTAGGATGTTCACGGCCTGACGCATCGTTTCGATGCGCTCGTCCTTCACCGTCTGACTCAGGTTGCGGGCGAGTCCGAGCGCGTCCGGCTCGTACACGACAAGGAATGGTGCGTTCGCCATGCCGTTCTTCACGTTCGTCACCCACGCCAGGTACGACGCCCGGTCTGGGAACCCTCCGGCGGAGTAGCCCCCGGAGTCGCGGCCCGGGATGGCGTACACGCACAAGGCGATGGTCGTCCCCGCTGCAGACGTCCGATATCCCGACACGGTGTTCTGCACAGTTGACGTCGACATCCAGTCCCCAACCCACGCGGCGTGGGGGACGTCGGAGATGACCTGGAGGTCAGGGTTCGCGGCGACGTACGAGTTGACGCCGACCGGCGCAGCCCACAACGGCAGCGGCGTGCCCGTAGCGGCTGACGCTGCAGCCGTCGTCACCGTGACAGCCGTCGACAGGCCTGAGAAGTTCCCCGCCGCATCCCGAGCCGTCACCCGCACCGAG